AGTAGAGGTGCTATCATCAGCCTTTAGTTGGCCAGTAAGTGTGCCACCAGTAGTCTTAAGGTACCGACTATCGGAATCAGTTGCATAATAACGCACCCACACCCAAGTAGAAGTAGAGCTACTATAATAGATCTCAACAGTAAGGCCACTATCCCCTATAAAGCCTACAGGAAGGCCGCTAAGTGGTGTAAAGCTTTCAATACCTGTGGAATCAGTAACACGCACTGCATCTCCATTGACTGGTGAAGCAGGAATAGCAGCTACGTTAGCTACAATAACATAAGCAAGAGCCTCAGCAGCAGCGTTAAGTGCAGCTGTAGCGTTAGTATTGGCCGTATTAGCTGTAGCAACAGCACTTGCTGCAGAAGCAGAAGCAGCATTAGCTGTACTCACGGCACTGTTAGCTGTACTTACTGCACTATTGGCTGTGCTAACTGCACTATTGGCTGTGCTAACTGCACTATTAGCAGTACTAGTTGCAGCATTAGCTGTTGCTGTAGCACTAGACGAAGCAGTTAATGCACTGTTAGCTGTTGATGTAGCACTAGCCGCATTGTTGCTAGACTCTTGAGTTACATAAAGACCTTGAATAAAGTTGTTATTAAGGTCCTGTGCTCTAATAGCTGAGCCAGAATAGAAGGTAGCTGCTAGATCAGTATCATCAGTTTGACGATACACAACAATAGCAGCACCATTAGCTGGAGCATTACCAGCTGTGAACAATACCTGTCCACCAGTTTTAGTAGCGTAGTTAAGGCTCTGCAGGTTATAGTGTGTACCGGCTGTCTTCAAGACACCAGCTACAGTGACCTTAATGTCAGTCGATTCAAGCCATTTAAAAGTAAAAGAAAATGGGCCTAAGTTAGACCCATCACCAGTGAATGTATTCTGTGTAGTTGCCATCTCTTAGGTTAGCGATACATTTGAGTAAGTCGTTCAATCTCTGCCTTACGACGATCAGCAGCTCGTGCAGCATCATCAATACGACCTTGCTTCATGAGGGTTTTATTGGTGAGTGATTCTTGGATAGAGCGCCACATAGGTTCATTATCCTGCTGCATACGCAACTCAGCTGCCTTCTGGGCTTGAGACATGATGTCATTCATCACAGAATAGACTTCACTTTGAGCTGCCTGTATCTCTTCAGATGGACGACCTTGTACTCGCATTGCACGAATACGATCCAGCTGATCGTTGTACTTCTTGTTCTTGCTGAGCTTATCAAACTCCTTCCACAGTTGCTGTTCACCAATGTACTTATACAGTACTTCGCGTTCCTGTGGGGTGTATTCGTGGTTACCAGATGAGTCCTTGCGAATCATTTGGATACCATCCCAGCCACTATCAATCAGCCACTGCCTCCATGGTTCCGTACCCTCACTGATCTTAACTGGGTTAACAGCATTAAGTGAACGGAGCACAGGGTTATCAATGTCATTAAGCGGCTTGCCTGTGTAGATATCAATTTGGTCTGGTAGTTGGCTAGAGAATCCAGGAACCTTATTAGTTACGTATCCAATGAGATCATTGTAAATGTCCTTTTGGGAGCTTGTGATAGCGTTGGAGACAACACCAAGGGCACCTGACATAGGAATAGCGGCTCGTACTTCATTAGCCAAGAACCTTGTAATAGCTGTTTCATCACCATTGGCAACAGCAACAACAGGCTCAAGGCCAGCCACCCAAGACTTATTAACAAAGGTAGCAGAAAGAGTCCACGATAACTTATCAACAAATGACTCGGTAAGAGTAGAACCAATATCACGTGAGTAATAAGCTAGGTCACCAACAAGAGTAAGGATAGTATCAAGTGGTTCGTAGCCAGCATAGCTGACCCACTTACCTGCAACATTGATTGTTTTAGGTTGCCACCCAAAGTTATCACGAAGCTTCTTACGCTCACCAGCATTAACAGGACCATTGCCACGGATATTGCCACCAAGAGCATAACCAAGCATAGAGGTAGACAGAAGAGCACCAAAGGCTACACGGCCACGATATTCAGCTTCAAGACCCTTAAAGATAGCCATACCGTTTGGTACACCATCATATGCAATGCCGTGCTCCATGAGAGCATCTTTGATCTTGTCAATGTCATCACCAGCCCACAGTACTTTAGAGTACCTATTCATACCAGGAATGGTAGCAATAGGTGTGTAAGACATAGCAGACTTAACACCATTAACACCTGTCTTGGGGAACATGAAGAACGGCTTCAAGATAGGCAGTTTATTGATACCACGGCTCAACCATGTAGCAGTCTCATCATCCAAATTAAGGGAAATCTCTCCAGCAGCATTCTTAGCAGCAGCATCCGTAAGATTACCTAGAGCATCAAAAGACTCATCATAAGCAATCTTCTCAGCCTTAGCTAGCTGTTGAGCAAGTTCAGCTCCCTTATAGCCAATACCATAAACCTCATCCCAAGCCCTAGCACGAGCAAGTTGAGAAGCAACAGTAGTCTGCACATAGGCATCAGCACTAATCATTGCATTAGTACCGTACTTAAGCCAACGCCAGTTACCAAGGTCATACAAGAACCTAGCAGACCTGTATTGGAAGAGGCGACCCCAGTTACCATCTTTTTCCCACACCTGTTCCATATCAGCTAAGGTGTCCCACAGGTTAGGGTTATAGTCAGTAACAAGGTCCTCACGTGCTAATTCACGGAAGTCAGTAGTAGCATCATTACCCCACTTACCATTATTCCAGGTACGTTTAAAGGTATCCCAGGAATCAGCAAGTGCCCTCTTGTTAACTTGCCAAAATGCACCATAAACATGGGTAGCCTTACGGAGATCATCAACCGTATTTTTACCCATCAATGCTCCAATACCAGTGCCAAGGAAGGCATTATTGGTGCGGAGGGTAAGTGCAACAGTGTTACCAGTAATAGCCTTAAGAGCTGAAATACCAGACAACATGTTATTGTAACGTACTGACCACACGCCTTGTGCAAAAGCATTAAGACCTTCATCACCACTTTTAAGAAGACCCATGGGGCTAAGTTGCTTAGCACTCCACTTCATCAGCTTATCAAGGGAGTCCACATCACCTTTAGATAATGCAAACGCATCAATCAAAGGTTGAGCAGCATCAGGACGATCACGAGCAATAGTACGGATCATATCCCGATAGCCTTGTGCCTGAAGGTTCTTCTCTTGTACCTTAAGGTCAAACTGTTCTGTGATCTGCCTAATAGCAGACTCCTTATCCGGTGATTCCTTAAGGAACTTCTGCCAACGATCTTGGTTCTTAAGTGCCCAACCTGCGATGTACTTGTTGAGGGCATACTCTTCCATAAGAAAGGCAAGACGATCACCAAGCATCTCAGTAACACGACTAAGGTCAGCAGTCTCAGGGAATGCCTTATAACCCTCAGCAATGTCCGCTACTTCACGTCCTACGGTATCCATAGCACGAGCTGATGTTTCAGTTACAACTTGACCGATGTACTTATCAGTCAACTCACGCATAGCAAAGCCAATAGCTTCTGCTTGAACATCGTTGACATACTTAATCGAACGACCATCAAGCAAGTTCTTGACATCACGATTGTCGAGGAAAAGGTTCTTAAGATCTGATACCTTATCAGTACCAATGATATCATTGTAGATCTTCCAGGCAGCATCACTCATCTGAGCCTTGGTGTACCTAAAGCCCTCTACCGTTGCATCGAAATTACCAGTAGCACGAGTACCTTCAGCTAGGTCTTCGATGAGGTTACGCGATACAGCATTGCCCTTACTGAGGTCATAGTAGGCACGCTCAGATAGGATAGGAGCAGGTGTACCACCACTGTTACCAAGTTTGATAGCGGTAGTATCTGCCATATTACGAGCAATGTTACCAGGAGGGATACTAAGAGCAGCAGTAGAGCCCTCAGGGAACATGTTAGGAGTGACCATAGGGTCAACACCACCAGCCCCTTCAGGATCGTCCATAAGGCGCCCTTTACCTACCTCATCGATCTGACTATCACGGCTGACCTGTTGACGCTCTACAAACGATTCTAGAGGGCTCTCAGTGAGTTCTGAGGCTCCGGTATCAGTGTACTGTTTACCGAGCTTACCAGCTTCACTGTCCAATCCCTTAATCTGTGCTTCAAGGTCACCAATACGTACACTCTGTTCAATCAACTGAGCTTCATCGAGTGGAGCAATAGAAGAGACCTGAGCTAGCTCTTCTTGTAGAGCCATACGTTGCGTGTCAATCTCAGACAATCGAGTAGCAGTAGCAGCATCAGCATTAACAAGAACTTCAGAAGACATAAACTCCTGAGCAGTCTTATCATTAGGTTTAAACCAATCCATTACTCCACGACCTGCAGCTATAGAGTAACCAATGATGTCACCAACAATACTAATACCAGCTGATTCGTAGATGTTCTTCTGACGCCTTGCTTCAGGAGAATCAGTGTCCTTAACCACAAGGGCATCAGGAACAGGCAACCAAGGGGCTGCTTCTTTCACAATCGTCGATACTGTCTCACCCTCAGATTGATCGCTAATGGCGTTAACAGCAACATCACCAGCAACGTTAATACCAAGAGCAGCTAAGCCACGAGCAACAGGACCACCAGCCATACCAGCAGTAGCGACACGTGATGCAGCACCAACACCAATACTAGGTACAAGAATAGAAGAGACTTCCCTTACCTTTTGAAAGCCAGGGTTCTTAAATTTTGTCTTAGCATCCCAAGCATCATCAATCCACTCAGCACCAGGGATACGACCAATTAGATCAGATCCAAAGTCAATGATACCCATACCGACTGAACCAAGTCCCTCAAGGGTACGTTGGGCATAGGTACCAATATCTTCACCAAGGGTAGCATTGGGATCACCACTACCATAAATGAAGCCACTACCTCGGTTGAGTGGTTGTTGGGGCTGTTGTTGGCCACCACCAGTAAGCTGTTGAATGGCTTGTTGCTGAGGAGACTTAACAGGTTGTACATTACCAGCAGCTTGGTTCTCTGCTGGCGTAGCCTCCTTGTACATTGTCTGAGGAGCTGTCTGAGGACTATAAGCTGGAGCTGCCTGTTGTAAAGCTTGCTCTTCAGCAAGTGCTTCAGCTTCTAGACGCTTCAGTTCTTCTTCATCTACATAAGGGGTTTGTGTCATAGGGTTCTACCATGTAAGAAACTGAAACGCCGTCCATCCGGCAGTTGAATAACCAATTTATCTCCGTGTTGTGTACGAGATTTAGATACAATACGTGCCCCATTCTGCAGGAACACTTTAGAGCCTTTAGCTGTACCATAGTCAATACCATGTGAACCACGGGCTACATGACCAGCAAAGGTATCAGTAACAGGAATACGACTCAAAGGAACACGTCCAAATTGAGGATCATCAACAACGACAAAGCTATCAAGAGCTTTAGCTGAAAACTCCCTAGCAAACTCATTCTGTGGTGTGTTAGGGTTGTCTTGTTGTTTAACGTCTAGGTGGGGACCAGTAGAAGTAGGTCCAATGTTGTCTGTAATGTAAGCAAGGGTGGGTCGCATAAATGCTTGGTTACGTGCAGGAGGTGCTGGTTTATATGGTTGATCAACATTAACACCCATCTGCTGCATCACACGAATGATCTTACTAGGATAGGCAGCTTCACCGCCAGCATAGCCACCAGCTGCAATAGCTTCAATAGCTTGACGTGGTGTCTTAGCTTTAGCTAGACCAGGAGCATACCTAGGATCAGTCATTAGGTTCATGAAGTCCTTAGCGGACTCAAGAGGTGAAGCGTAGTCCCTCCAATAGGAACCATTCTTCATTGTACCTTGACCAGGACGTGCCTTAATGTTAAAGACATTATTCTTACCTGAGGTATACTTACCCCAGCCAGACTCCAATGCCCACATAGCAGCCATTACCTGAGGGAACTTAAACCCAGAGGCATTACCAAGAGCTTGTACATCAGCATAACCACTGTTACCTGTACGTACAGTAGCAGGGGCATTGCCACTACCAATGATGGCAGTGTTGAGGCGATCTTGAGTAAGAGGTTGATCCAAGATACTACGCAGTACTGGATCGTTGATTTGGTTAAGCTGGTCTCTAAAGCCAGGCTGGACTTGACCAGTAAGTCCTGCTGCCTTAAGCTGTGCATTAAGGATCTGAACAGGAGTCATGCCAGGTACTGCCCTAGACAAATCAGTGTAGATCTGTGGGATGGAGATTGGCTTACCGTTAGTAATACGGTTATTAATATCCTTAAGTAGAGCAGGACTAGCCAGTACTTCAGTGTTAATTACGTTGCTGTTAGCACGTACCTTCTTAACAACTTCAGAGGTAGTAATGACATTAATAGCAGCAGGAGCACCAGGATGCTTACCAGGAGTGAAGGCAGCATAGAAGGCTTGTGTTTGGCCTGTCTTTGCTTGAGAGGAAGCAATAACAGCAAACGCACCTTTCTTAGTTTCAATAGCAGTTAGAACATCTAGACGTGCTTTATTAGCAGCAACGCTAGGTTCCATTGTCTTAGCGTACTGCTTGAACTTCTGGTTGTATAGCTTAAGGGCATAATCAGAAGCACCACGTAGGCTATAGTGAGCAGCACGGTTAGTGCTATCACCAATCAGGTTCTGCTTAAGTGCATCAGTAAGCTCACCTTTAATAGTCTCTTGTTTGATACCAGAATCAGAACGTTGCTGGTCTAACTGTTGAGCACGGTTACGCCATGTCTCACGTACCTCAATAGGTACACCAGGTTGATCAACATCATCAGCAGTTAGAGTTCCTTGTTCGTATTGCTCACGGAACTGTTTACCCCAGAAGTCAGCATTCTGTTGTTCCGTAGTGAAGGCGAGGTATGCTTGGAGACGATCAGTAGAAATACCCTTTGTCTTAGCTTCCTTGATAATAGAAGTAAGGGTCTCTTCATTGGGATTGTTGTTCTTTACCCAATCAAGTAGCTGGTTCTCTTGCTTCTTATTCTCCCTTCGTTCCTGTGCTTCAATAAGTTGGAACTCAGACTCTTGATCTTTCTTCCTGGAATTAATAAGATCATCAACGTCTCTAGGGAATCGATCCCTCCAGCTACCTTGATCAGTTTGAGCTTCACCGAGAATACGTTCTACATCAGCATCAGAGTAGCGAGTAGTATCGCTAAGTTCCTTAAAGATTTCAGACTTAGCAACTGCATTACCAACAGGTGTTACACCATCTTCTCGATAGCTACGTGCAATAGTCCTAAATGCCTCTGTAAGGCTTTCCCCACTCTTATTACGAGACAATGTGCTAAGGGCATCGTCACGCATCATAGAGGACTTATTGACGACATCAGACTTCCTAGCTGACTCAATGAATGAGTTATAGGTTCCACGCATCTTCATAAGAGCAGGAGCCATGAAATCAGCACTTAGCCCGAAGACACCATTCTCCTTTAGGAAATCACCAAAGAGGCCTTGCATAGCTGCAGTGCGTTCAGCTGCAGTACTGGCTCCCATCTCATCCAGCTTAGTCTGAGCATAGTTAGGGAACTCAGAGGTGATGATCTCCATGTGAGCCTTAAGGCGGCCATAGTCACGCGCCTTATTGCCAGACAAGAGATTAGTAACAACGTTTGGATCTAAGCCTCTAGATTGGAATCCTTCAGCAATTTGATCTTGTGCTTCACCTGATTGCTTGAGTAGTGACTCAACATTAGATACTGCCTGCTGTCGTTCTGGCGTCAATCCACCAGTTGCTACTTCCATGTAGCCAGCAAGCATATCAGATTCATCTTTTTGTTTACGGTACTCAGTGAGACCTTCACTAAGTGTAGTGCTAAATTTAGCAAGACTTTCAAACGTAGCTTGTGCGTTCTTACCACGCTGTAGCTCACTTTGAATCAAAGTCTGTGCATTCTTACTGATAGCTTCTTGTCGTTTATCAGCAAGTTTCTTTTCCCACTGATAGTTTTGATCACGATCTCGTGCTTCAATGCTGAGCTTACGTTCAAGACCAGCACCGTATTCGTCTCTAACCTGTTTAATTTGCCTACGGTTATCCTCCATACCACGTATGATACGGTTGTCTCGTTCTTGCATTCTAGCAAGACCTTCCGTAGGTGCTTTAATAGGATCGAAACCTAAACTCCGGGCGTACCCTCTGTAATTTACTTGATCCATTTATTCCGAAGAGTTAATTAAAAACCAAAATCCAGGGACATGTTCCTTGCAAAATTACTCGACCCCAATGAGCCAAGATTGCTTTGGTTAGATGCTCCTCCAAGACTAAAATTGTACTTACTTCCAGAGCCAATAGCACCAGCAATGCTACTTAACCCTTGAGTAGCTGCCCCCATCCAAGACCCAGCAGAAGATGCCATAGCACCTTTAATTGGTTTAGGACCGAAGTCAAACTTCTTAGGTTTACGTGGCTTAAGGTACTCAGCACGTGGTGTAGTGAGAGGCTTAGGCGGTGTGGGCATACGATCAGGGCGTAGCATACGATTAGCTTCTGCTGCAAGATCAGCACCAAACTTATCGTTAGCAATCTTACGTAACGCAGCTCCCGTATCAGCCTTAGCACTCAGTAGAGATTCAGCTAGGATTGCTTGGTTACGACCAAGAGCAGCAAATTGAGCTTGCTCTAACTTCTCGGCACTTCTGCCTTGTTGGCCTCTAACAGCAGCAGCCCCTTCAGACTGCAGTGCTTTAATAACAATATCTTGATTTTGAAATGCTAGCTCTTTGGTGGTATCTTCTAGTTTGCGGTACTCAGCTTCATTAGCGGCAGCTTGTGCCATCTTATTGAAGGTGAGCTGTTGCTTAAAGATCTGTTCAGACTTAGCGTATTGCTTCATCTGAGAAGCGTACTCAAAGTCCTGAATCTTTAAGTTGTACTGCCAATCTTGAAGATTAGTAGCATCTTTAAAAGCAGCTAATGTCTCTTCATTCTGTTCATTAAGGCGCCACTGTTTTACACTATGCCTGTAGTCAGCTTTGGTACTTTTCTTGCCGTACCTCCATGACTGCATGTTGTATTTATGTTGCCTTTCAATGGCTGCATTTTGTGCATCGGCTTCAGCTTGACCAGCCAGACCACCGAATACAGCACTGCCTATTCCAAGGATTGCGCTAATTGGATCCATACTCAGGTCCTCCTATAGAAGCCAGGTGAGTATTGCCCTTCCCATTGCATAGCCACAAGACTAACAGGGAATGGAGTATTTGAAGTTACTTTCATTGTATAGTTGTCTGGCCGTTGATAAATGGGAACTTTATAGACATAAGTATCACGGAATGGTGAGGTATTAGCTGTATAGAAATCAGCTATTTGAGCACCACCAATACTGGACCATTCAGGTCTACTACGATCTCTGATACTAAAGTAAATATCACCACCTAATCCTGTATAGAATGCCATACGTGATGTTGTGGTAACAGCAGTAAAGTCAACACCTGATTGACCCATCGAGTAGTAGTATCTAGGCAGAGTAATCTCCATGTTGTATTCATAGCCAACATAGATATAGTTACCTGTAACATCACCAGGAATAGTGAAGTATGTACCACCACCATCAGTAGCTAATGTGGCTACGTTAGTATAACCAGATTGTGTGCCTGGGCTGCCAACCTTAAGTAGACCTACCACAAACTTGATCACTTTAGCTGTATTAAAGTAAGTAGGGAGGTATACTTTAGTAACAGAAGTAGTGTTGCTATAGCTTGGAGCAGTAGGAGGCGTAGGGGATACCATAGCAGCATCAGTTACCTCACACCATGAATCCAAGTAAGGATCAACAGTGTTTCCAAGGCTATTGATAAGACCACCAGTACTAGGTGCTAGTACCAGCTTATGTTGAGTTACAGTGTATCCCTCAGTACCACTAGTAAGTACAAAGAGAACATCATTCTGAACAGCTGTATGGATAATGTTAGAAGGTAGCGTCCACTTCACCCATGCAGCCATAGGACGTTCGTCTCCCTGCTCAAAGAACTTGTACAGGTACAAAGTACTAGAGGCTCTACCAGAGGCTGCCCACAGGCCGTTCTGGGCACTTCCTACGGAGTCTGTGATGTCTTGTGGTACCCACTCAGGAACGATCTTTGTGGTCTCAGTAACAGTAGGTGTTTCTCTTTGACCCCTAGTGAAGATCTCAAAGACCCTAGACCAGCTCTGGTTACGACTGGCATACAACACAGTAGAGCCAAGGTCAATAGGCTTTAGATAGCGATCACATTCGTAGTTAGCAATAGTGCTGATCGTGCAGTTAGCTGGTGTCCATGCACCATTCTCTGCTTCCATCAGGAACTGTTGGCTATCACTAAACAACAGAAGACCCTGAGTGATTGGTACAACTGAACGAACAATAGCAGGTTTAATGCTGGCACAGCTAAGGTCAATAGGATCAGCTGCAGTAATCGTAGTTGCAGACTTGTGGTAGAAGTTGTAGTAGTCTCCGGCTTGAGACATGGAGACATTATCTTCGGTCAGGAATCCAAGCCTATTGTTAAACAGGAAGATATCTTGGATTGTATTATCAACAAAAGATGGATGGCTGTTGGAGTCATTATCACCTACCAATCGTGGTTCCCACAACAGAGGAAGCCCATTGATTGTTTCTGAACCATCCAGAAAGGTAGCCCTAAAGGTAAGAGGACTAAGGCTAGTACGAATCAATGCAACAGGCATTGTATTCTCATTGATGCCGGTACTTACATTAGGCGCAATAGTCTCTTCCCAATAACCCTTACCACTAGTACCATCATCAGCGACAAACTTCAAGTAAAAGTCATCTTGACTAGCTGTGGTATTGTTAATTTTAACAACTTGGTTGTGCTTAGCCTGCTCAGGAAGACTCGAAAATGTATTGATTGAATCCTGAAATGCTCTGATGTACTTACCATCAGGACCACCAGAGGCGGATACATTAGTATCAGAGTTAAAGGTAAGGTAGATAGTATTATCAATGATAGTCTTAGTAGCAAAGCCACTAGTAATAGCATTGGAGATACCAGTCATCACTGTACCGATAACAAGGTTACCGGAGTTAGAACTAGGCGATGTATAGGTAAAAGTTGTACTGTTAATGGTTACAGAGTAAGTATTGTCATGGTCAACAGCAGTAACAATAAGGGTTGCCTGACGCTTAGCATTCCATGTTGGAGCTGTTTTAGCAGTGACAATCTTCTCGCTGTTGACGATATAGGTGAAGTCGTTAATAGTGAGAGTTTTGATACTACGATAGTCAGTAGCAGTTAGGTAGCTTTCAATAGATGCTTGCTTACCAGTCGGGTAAGTTATAGTGCCAGCTAATCCAGTCAGTAGATTCCATACCCTAGGTACACCAGCAGAAGATATAGTAGCAATATACTTCTCTTGGTTATCCCTAAACATACTAAACCATGCAGCTGTATTAGCTGTGTTAGCAGTTATACTTGCTAGTCTACCAAGGAACTTACCACCAGGACGCTTAAGCAAGCCAAGGGTAATATCAGGGTAGCAGTTAAGCGCATCTTTAACTTGACCCAACAGCATCTTCTCATCAGCTTGTTGAGATACACCACCAATGAAATTAGGTATACGTTGAGAGATTGCTGTCATCGTGCAAGAGCCTTGAATGGTTTGTAGCTGCTGTAGAATCCATCACCTTGTTTGAAACCAAACATAGTGTAGTCACCCTCATTGCATTCATACTCAAGGCAGTTAGACCTACGCCATGTTTCAAATGATGCTAGGGCTTGAGTTAGGTTGACATCACCAACAAGACGAATAGCACAACGTGTAGCAGCTCGTGATGTAATGTAGTCCTTAAAGACTTGAGGAAGATCAACGAAGTCATAATACCAGACAACATCTACATCGTATGTCTTAGTTGTATCCCATACATCAGTGTGTCCAATCTTATCGTAAAGCCTGCCATTTCTAATGACAGTATCGTAGTTACTATTAGCTACGTTATCGCTAAGATCAATTTGTAGCATACTACCAGTAAGTGATAGATAGCCATTAGTATCAGGAGTAAGTGGGTACTCAACCTCTCGGTTAAATGTCCACCCCTCAGCCTGTACCTCCCGAGAGACTTGCATTAAGGTCTCGTAAGTAATTGCAACTTCCGGGTTGATTACAGCTTCGACAGTAGTACCATCTTCATATGTGATGGTCTGTGCCTCGATGGTGGTAACAGGCGCCTGACCAATAGACGCCAGAATTTCATTAACAGCTTGTAGCTCAGCCTGAGCGTTATTGGTATACGGCATAACAATGATGTTATAGAAAAATTAAAAAAAAGGGATCCCGAAGGACCCCCTTAGTAAACCTAGTTAGGCAGCAGTACGGCTGGC